ATGATGTGACCTATGTTTCCTGGTGTGCATTCTGCTAGTTGAGCTAAGTGTTCTCGCTTACCTTCGTAACGTTTAAGCCAATCCTCCATTTCCTTGCGTTCTCTAGGATCAGGATATTGGCGAGTTCCATAAGGTTTTAATGGCTTGTCGATTTCCTTAGTGTTTTCAAAAAATGGCAGCTCTTGAATCAAGTGATGCTCTAACCCGTTATCCATTGCGTACTTAACTCGTTTAGCTGTGCAAAGCTCATAATCAGGACGACCTTTCTTCGCTGCTAGATTCTGCAAAGCTGCTCTAATTTGAGTGAGTGTTGGAGTCACTTAGCACCTCCGAACAATTGCTTAGCAAAGTCGGTTGCTTGGTATGTGATACACGAAACTTTTTCGATATAACCCAAGTCAATCAAAACCAAAATGATGGTGTAAGCCTTAGTTTTTGTTGACTCAATCACATCGCTTCTTAATTCTGAAAGTTTGAACGGCTTAGTTGCATGAGAAGCAAAGATCAAAATATCTAATCCGTGCTCAATTGCTTCTCTTTTAACTTTTAGATCAACAGTTTTACTCATACCGCTAATTCCTCATCTAACTGATCAGCGAAGTTGTCTAAAACGTCCAGCAGATCAAGCTGACCAATGTCATATTTGTATGTTTGCCACTCGCCCTCACGTGGTTCTCTTTGAATGCCTGTCTGCTCTCTCCAAAGCATTACAAACTGTTCACCGTGAACGTAATCAGGAACAGAACCAGTTGCCCAAGCTGAAACAGTGCTACCGCCTTGCACGTCCAACACATAAGCAATCTTTTCGTGCGACCAACCTAAATTGCGTAAATCAAGAATCATGCGATTGAAGTCTGGAAGCTTGTAACCTCTCTTTTGGACTATGAATTTCTTAGCTTTTTTTCGGGCTTCGACAAAACGCGCGCGTGCGCGAGGATCATTCGTTAAAGCATTTCCATCAACTCGCATGTTCACCTCGCTCTCCTAAAACTCTCTAACATCCCAAGCATTGTTTTTTTCATTCCAATGCACTGATTTAAAAGAGAAAGGATATAAACTGGCTGCTACTTTAATTTTGACTAAAGCATCATCTTCCCAGTGACCTTTCACTTCATGGACTTGCAGTTCAAAATCTTTGGTCATAACGAAAAAATCAGGTTTGTAGAACGTCTTATCTGCCAATCTCAAATTGATACAATCGAACTTGAACCAAAGGATTTCGCCTTTCATTTTTTTGCTTTCTAGGTGATCGTTATATTTACGCTCTGTTTTGTTCATAGCGCCTTGTTTTAATCTTCCTAGTACCCTTGCATCACTTTTGCTTTTATCGAGCTGTAATGTGCGTTTTTCTGCGTTATTTCGCTTGTTTTGGATTGCTTCTAGCTCCTGTTCAGTGATTCTCATGAATTAACCCTCGCATCTGCCCAATTGCATTCGATGATGGTTAGTCCACCATGTTGCAGACGTGACCAAAGACGATCACCTAAGTCAGTTTTGAGTTGATCAAGTGTCATGTTTGAAATGATCATGGTTGCTTTGCCAGCGTCATATCGTGAGTACAAAACCTTGTGTACTGGCTCTAAGCGCTTTTCACGGTCATGTAGTCCGTATTCATCAAGAATCAACAAGTCATACTCGGTGTAACGTGCAATCGTGTTGCGTTCGCTATCGTCAGTTCTTGACCATGCGCCCATGATGTCTTGTGCTAAGTTTTCGCTCGTGATGTAACGTGCATACCTGCCTTTCGCCAAAAGTGTTCTTGCTGTTGCACATGACAAATGTGTTTTGCCTGTTCCAGTGTTTCCAACCATCACAAGATTCGTCACATCACCGTTCACGATCTTTTTGGCATAGCTTGCAGTTTGAGTAAGTGCGACTTTCTGCCCTGACAACTGAGCGTTGTAATTTCTAAAACCTGAATTTTCGTGTCGCTTAGGAATCATTGCCCCAGCGAAGTGTTTTTCACGTACAGACTTTTGAACTTGAATCCCATGTTGTTTGTTTGACGCATTCACAAACTCAATTGCACAGATCGGACATGATTCACGGTTGAACATTTCGATCATTGGAACGTTGTGTTTTTTACAACGTGCTTGGGTTTGCACAATCACCTGGTTAAACATTGCGTTCATAGCATCCAATCCTCCAACTCAACTGGCTCAACTGGCTCATAATTCGTTTGAACGTTTGCCCAAGCTTGGTTTACGTTGCGAGAATCGATTTGTTGCTGTGGTGCTGGTTTACGAGTTGTGAAACTGCGTTTGATCCACTTGACGAAATTTGAATACATTTGAGTTTCGGTGACTGAACCCGATTCGATTTTCGTTGAGTAATACCCGTTGATCTCAATCAGCCAAGAATCGATTTCTTGTTGAGTCATTTTTGCGATGCCTGATCGTTGCAACCAAGCGTTCAAAGTTTGAATTTCAGGTGTCCAAAGTTTGAGCACTGAATCGACCTGATTTTCACCACACATATTTTCTTTAAAGTTTTCTTTTATATTTTCTTTAAATGTTTCTTTAATAGTGTCCCGTTCAACGGGACTGGTGTAGTCCCGTTTGGTGGTACTAGTCCAGTCACCTTTCACGGTACTAGTCCAGTCCCGTTTAGTGTGACTACCTTTAGATGGTACTAGTCCCGTTTGTTGGTACTGGTCAGCAGTGACTTTAAACTGATTTAATCGACCAGTTTTTCGGTCAACTTGGATTAAATTGCAGTCCTCTAATTCCTTAATACAAGCGATAACAGTGTCACGTTTTTTGATGCCACAGTATTTTTGAAATTGAGTGATAGAGATTGCATGTGCGTCACGATCAAAGCCTATAGTTTGGCGCACAATGAACATTAGGCATTTAAAAGCTTTATCGTTTAATTGCGCCATTATCTGGTCGTCAATTAAAGAATTCGGCACTCTTGTATAGCCTTCATCTTTCTTTGACATAACTTGTCGCTCTTGTTTTGGAAACTCGATAACTTCACCTTGTGGGCTATCATGTTTGTGTGCTAAATTCATGGTTCAGTTCTCATTCATTGCTTTGCAGTGGAATGGCAAATAAGGCTCAATTGGTTGCGACAATTGAGCTTTTTTTGTGCCTGTGATTTATGCGGATTTGGTGCAAGCTCAAGCTCGAATGGCTCAGGCGTATTCTTTGTATCTTCGGTAACTGTGGTCAGATCGATTGGCATTTGTAGACAATTAAGCATCTCCTCTACCTCGAAGATGATGTCCATGGCAGCATTACGCATAAGCTCTGAAGAGCCATTCAATTTCCTTGAACGAGCAATACGCTCTAATTTGATCTTTACTTCATCCGTGCATTTAAAAGTGATGCTTGCAGTTAGTTTTTCTGACACTGAAAGTTCTCCTGTTAAGAAGCTCGTTTTTCACGTAGTTCAATCCAAATATCCCCATATGAATCAGGGAATAACTGCTTTCGAGAACAAATTCCTCGATCTTCAGCAATTACGGCTAAGAAGATTTTTCTTTCAGTAGGAATTTTTGCCCAACCACTTACAGAAGATGGGCGAATCCCCAACAGGCTGGCTACTGCATTACAGCCTCCGAGCTTCTGTATTAATTGATCGTCTGTCATGTCGGTCTCCAGTGATTTTTATTAATTATTAGGCATTCCTTATTTTAAATCAATAGGAATACCTAATTTATTTCATGTTAGGATTACCTAACTATTTGGATCAGATTATGAAAACATTAGCTGAACGCCTTAGATATGCTATGGAAGTACTCCCACCTAAAAAAATTAAGGGAGTTGATCTTGCTCGTGCTGTTGGAGTAAAACCACCATCAGTTAGCGACTGGTTAAGTGGAAAGTCGAAAACGATGGAAGGACCAAATTTAATAAAAGCTGCCAAGTTTTTAAAAGTAAATTCAACTTGGTTAGGCACAGGATCGGGATCGCCTACAGATATAGAAAAACAACAAGAATTTAAAAATGCAGAATTCTTTGATTTAAATTTAAGGAAAATACCTATATTGGATCATGTACAAGCTGGGCTGTTTAACAGCGTCGCATATGATGGATTAATTCCTCTAAGTTATTCATATACTGATTATATTGGTTCAGACCCTACTTTAATTTTTGGACTAGTTTTAGAGGGACTTAGTATGTCTCCTGAATTTATGCCAAATGACAAAATTATTGTGGATGGTGCTCTTTCACCTAAACCAGGTAGCTTTGTGGTGGCTCAAAATGGTGATAATGAAGCTACATTCAAAAAATATAGAGTAACTGGGTATGATGAGTATGGTAGAGAGGAATTTGAATTAGTTCCATTAAATCCTGATTTTCCAGTAATTTCATCTAAAGACCATTCAATTTCTATAATAGGCGTTATGGTTCGCCATATGCGTGATTACAAATATTGAGAAAATAATGACTAAAGTTTGGCGACATTTCACTAAAACCCCAGCTCAAAGAGCTGGTTTTATATTATTAAATATAGGCTTGATTTCTTTGTTTTTTTGGGCAATGAAAAGAAATTTAGACTTTTTGGAAATTTTCGATCCATATTACTTTCCTGATAGTAGGCATTCTTTTATATTTCACTTGTATTTATATTTTATTCCACTAGGTTTGCTTTTAACTTTTGGATATAACATACTGAACAATATAAGAATATGGGTTGTTAGTGGTTCAAAAGATGGTGAAGAACGTAAAAAAACTAAATATATCCCTCCAATGAAAACACTTCATTTTTCCAATAATTTGGATGCATTTAAGTTTGCTTCAAGTAATTTTCAGGCAATTTTTGAACCTAATCAAATGAGTATAGGGTTAATACAAGAAAAAACTCTTTTAAATAATGGAACTTATCATTTTTTAGTTCAACTGGCTGACACAAGTAGAACTGTTTTGGTTAGTGGTTTTAGTGATAAGTATGCTGACAAACTCTCTAAGGGCAATCTAGTGTATTGGGGGTTTATAGATAAAACTAATACAAATAATCCATGTGAACCTGAAGCTATAGGTCATATTATTGCTGCATTAAGTCCAGAATTTGATCCCAATTCAAAAAGGTGGTCAATAAAAATAGATTGCTCCAAATAATTTAATTTCTTCATAAACCCGCTCTAGGCGGGTTTTTTATTGTTCATCAAAATTAAAATAAAAAAATATTAGGAATACCTATTGATTAATTTATTAGGAATGCCTAATATTATCTCACCAACCAAAAAAAAAGCCCCGACAGTTTGGCGACGCGGGACTTTTACTCTAAGAGTGAGATGAGTATGAACATAAAAGCAAATGTAGTCAAATCAATCGGCTTTGCAGGTGTAGTAAGTGCATTAACTGCTGCTTATGCGTTTCAACCTGCTAAGCCTGAACCAGTCACAATCATGGCACCTTTCAAGCTTGACGAAATCAATGTCAAAACTGAACAAGCAACACTCTTAACTGCAAATGAAGAATATGCAATTGAAGTGCAATACGTTGCTGACGTTTATAAAGATGGCAACGGTGTTGGTCATAACTGGCTTGATGTTGAAGTAAAAGAAATCAAAGACATTCGCGTCTATTCAGAAGATGGCGAAATCCAAGCATACGTTGATCGTCTCGACGTTGTAGAGATCAAAGACATTATCGAACAAGAACTAAGAGAGCGCATTTAAGCGCTCCGTGGAGAAGAAGAATGAATACTACACATGAAGAACACGGTTGTTGTGAAGAGGATATTTGTGGTCGTAATGGCTGTGAGGGAACTATTGTTAAAGACACAGATATGGAATGTTGTAGCTGTCACATTAGTGCTCCTTGTGGTTACTGCCATTGTGAAGTTCAGTGCAACGAATGTGATTGGGCGTCACGAGATGAAAACGTTCAAGAGCAAAGTACACCTTTGCCACCAAGTGATTGGTATTTGCAAATGAAGCAACGTGAAAAGGAATTTCTTGATCAGTTAAATGACCACTCATTCGAGTTTGAGAAAGTTGCATTCAGAACAGAAAGTCATTCGAACAGTTCTATGAAAAAGATAGGCGCTTTCCCTCGAGGAATGTCTATAGATCAACTTAAAAAAGAAGTTGATGGGACATTTGGTGGTCGCTTTGAGTGGGTTACTGAAAATCGATTTTCATTCATTGCATACACGGACTAGGAGCACAGCCATGAATGACCCTTGGAAAGAATTTGCTCTTGCAATGTTCTTTGTGTTTATCGGTTTATTTGCAGCTCTATACGTGCTTTACGCTGTGATCTGCCCTGCTGTGTGGAGTGTGTGAGATGAACGCTCATCCTGAACTCATCGAAATCACGCGCTTAAGCCACCGCATTAAAGATGCTGTAAGTGAATTGCTTAGTCTTTCAAATAAATCTGACACGATCGTAACTCAGAGCGGAAACATGATTAATTTTAATTATGTAGGGCGTGGGTCAGAAAGCATTGGATTAAGCATAAGCGACCAATATTCAACAAAAACTAGAACGGCTTATTTAACTGAAACGCTAAGCCGACTTAATCAAATCAAAGCCGAATTAACAGCCTAATGAGAACAAATCTGCGCAATTTATCCAAAAAGTAAGGAAATTGTGCAGATATTTGCTCGGAGAATAGAGATGAATACAACCCCAACAGTCAAACCTAAAAAGAAAAAGAAGAAGAAAAACTCAGTCAAATTTGAGTACTGCTTCTGCTGTAAAGATTTGATGCAAGTTACAAAAGATGGTCAATGCACTGCTTGTTATAGCTACATAGTCATGTAGGAGAATAGAGATGAATGCTCAAGTTAATGAATTACAAGTTTTAGATCAAAACGTGATTGTTGCTGCTTTTGCTAAACGCGGTGGCACAGATGAATTGTTTGAACATATTGCTCAAGAAGTTCGCTCACACGTTCCAGATGTGACAACTAAAAAAGGTCGTGATGCGATTGGTTCACTTGCTATGAAAGTAAGTAAATCAAAAACATTGATCGAGAAATGCGGTAAAGAATTGGTTGCAGAGCAAAAAGCTCAGATTAAATTAATTGATGACGACCGTATTGCCATTGTTAAAAAGTTCGATGCTTTACGTGATGAGATTTTGGCACCGCGTGATGCGTGGGAAAATGCAGAAGAAGATCGTGTTAAGAAACATCAAGACGCAATCATTGGTATCAAGATGCCTGCTGATCTTTTGCAAAACCACCCTACTGAGTGGACAAGCGAAAATATCAAAGTCGCTATTAATGACTTAGAAAATGTTTGCATCGATTCCTCTTTTGAAGAATTCGAACAAGAAGCAAAACTTGCAAAGTTTGAGACTCTTGAAAAGTTACGCACTGCCCTTGTTGCTCGTGAAAAATATGAAGCCGAACAAGCTGAATTAGAGCGTCTACGCAAAGAACAACTAGAGCGTGAACAACGTGAACGTGATGAGCGTATCGCTAAAGAAGCTGCTGATAAAGCACGTATTGAAGCTGAAGCAAAAGCATTAGCTGAACAACGTCGAGTTGAACGTGAAAAGCAAGAAGCAGAGGAAAAAGCAGAGCGAGAAAAACGTGAAGCTGCTGAACGTGAAGCTCGCTTAATTGCTGAAAAAGAAGAAGCTGAATTACGTGCACAACAAGCTGCATTAATAGAGCGTCAACGTATTGAGCGTCTACAAGCAGCCAAAGAAGCAGCTGAACGTAAAGCAGAAGAAGCGCGTTTAGCCAATGTTGAACATATGCGCTCTATCAATCAAGCAGCATCAAAAGCTTTGATCGATCTATGTGTTGGTCTTGAAGAATATCAAATCAAAGCAATCATCACTGCAATTGCTCGCAACCAAATTCCTAACGTTTCAATCAAATACTGAGGATTAAAAAATGAATGCACCAGTACAAAACACTTTAATCACAACTCAGATTACACACGTTGCTGAAACTTTGGGATTGGCAAATGTTAATCCTCAAGAGTTGAAAGAAACACTGATTCAAACTGCATTCCGTACTGAAACACAAGCTACGGATGCACAAATGGCTTCACTACTAATTGTTGCAGGTCAGTACAAGCTAAACCCATGGACTAAAGAAATTTATGCTTTCCCTGATAAAAATAAAGGGATTATCCCTGTTGTTGGTGTAGATGGATGGTCACGCATCATTAATGGAAACTCTAACTTTGATGGAATGGAGTTTAAGTTTTCAGAAAATATGGTTCGCATGGATGGTGCAAAAGTTGACGCACCTGAATGGGTTGAGTGCGTTATCTATCGCAAAGATCGTACACATCCAACAGTAGTTCGTGAGTATCTATCCGAATGTTATCGCGCACCATTCAAATCAAAAACAGGTTATGTGGTAGAAGGTCCATGGCAAAGTCACCCTTCACGCTTCTTGCGTCACAAAGCAACAATTCAATGTGCTCGTTTGGCTTTCGGCTTCGTCGGCATTCACGACCAAGACGAAGCAGAACGAATTGCTGAAAGCGGTCAACCTGTTAAGGATGTAACACCTAATATCCCTGAAGGTTATCAAGAATTTGAAGATCAACACTTAAACAATATGCGTGCATTAGCTATGGAAGGCTCAGAAGCTTTGCAGACTGGATATGTTGAATTACCTAAAGGCGAATGCAAAAAATACTTCTGGTCAATTCATAGTGTTTCTTTAAAAGAAGCTGCTCAACGAGCTGATCAACCACAAGGAGAAACCTATGAACATTCTCCAGCGTAGTGATGATTGGTATGCGGAACGCTGTGGCAAAGTCACAGCAAGCCGAGTTAAAGATTTAAATGCAAAGCCCAGTAAGGGCAAAGCTTTAAATGCATTGGGATTAACAATTCTAGCTGAGCGCCTTACTGGCGTTCAGAAAGAAACGCCAACAAATTTTTATATGCAATGGGGAATCGATAACGAACCACATGCAATCGCAGCATACGAAAATGAGACAGGTTTCTTTGTTAATGGCACAGGTTTAATCGACCACCCTTTCATTGAAATGTTTGGTGCTTCTCCTGATGGCTTAGTCGGTGAAAATGGGCAGATCGAAGTGAAATGTCCTGACACTACAACTCATTTAAATACACTACTCACTAAAGAAGTACCTGAAGAACACATACCTCAGATCACTTCTCAACTGGCTTGTACTCGTCGTGAATGGTGTGACTTTGTGAGCTATGACCCACGATTAGATCCTGAATTGCAGATCATCATTATTCGTATTTTTGCTAAAGACCTAAATATTGAGGGTTTAGAGCGTGATGTTCGTGCATTCAATAGAACTATTGAAGAAGCAAAGGCTTCATTGAGGGTCGCAGCATGATCGAACTCAAACTTGGATTTCTCATATTGACTGTGTTGGCAGTAATGGTGGGTGTGACATGGTGAAAAATATCCCTCTAAATGACTGGCAAATTCTTCGAAGAAGATATGGAAGTACAAGAAGTTATAAGAATCGCATTGCGCTTCAAACTTCTAAGCTTGAAGAATTTTCAAACTGGCTTGTAGATATGGGTGCTGATGTCTACAGCAAAACTGAACAGAACGAGATTTTAAGATTTAGACACAACGGTGTTTTGGGTATTTGGTATGTATCAGGGTCAGGCAACTTATTAATGCATGACTTGGCAGCAGAATTTTTAGAAAGTTTGAAGGTGGCGTGATGTTTAAGAAAATAAAACTTACAGCAGAGCAAGCACAGAGACCTAATGCACCTAATGAAGTTTATAAAAGTTCAGAGTTTTTGGTTCAGATATTTAATCTTAATAATGAGCCAACAAGATTGACTGTAAACAAAGTTAAGCGGAAAGGTAACGATTGGGCTGATGGGATTACTTGGGATCAGCTTATGCATATTAAAAGACTTCTGGGTTATGCAGATAAGTGTGCAGTAGAGATTTATCCTCCAGATAGAGACATTGTGAATGTGGCAAATATGCGCCATTTATGGATCGTAGATATGCCTGATTTTGCTTGGAAAAAGGAAAAGGTGGCGTAAATGACTAAAGATATTGAGAGAGAGGCTTTAATTACTGAAATTGATCACTTTATCAATGAAGCAAAAAAGTCTTACATTGTAGAGCGTTGGGCTGTTAGTTATGAAAATTCCAACCCATTCTCACACACCATTAATGATAAAAATGAAGTTTGGTGGATGAAAGCCCAAGCTAGACAATTATGGGAATTTTGGCAAGCAGCCAAAGCCCAAGCCGTTCCCGATGGTTTTGTTTCGGTACCGAAAGAGCCAACTCCAAAAATGATCGATGCGACATGGAGTTTTGATGAGGAAATTCAAGACATGAGCCATAACTCACGTAATGAATTTATCTACAAAAACATGATTAGAGTTGCGATTGAAGAAGCAGCAAGGGGCGGAAATGAGTAATTCAGAATTATGGTGTGTAGCTATCCGACCTGAATGTGATAGCCCGTTTGAGCAATGCCCTGCTGCATACAAAGAATTAGCAGAGAAGGCAGTTGCTCGCTACAAAAGCATGAATGAGAGGGAAGGTAATGAATTTGCCTTAGAGATTTTCGATGATTGCTTTGAGGTACAAGTTTGGGAAGGTACTGCAGAAGATCACGCCAAAGATATGTTCTATACAGAATCTTGGTTTAACGAAGCCATGTACTGGTGTGACAGTTTAGAAATGGCAGAACGTGTTTTTAAATTTGGTGAGATAGTTGATTGCCATAAAAAAGGTTATCCAATTCTAAAGACATCAGATTTTGAAGAGGCTAAACGCTTTTTCGAAGAACCAAAAGCGGATGCGGAGGGGTGAATATGCAAATTGATCGTAGAATCAGAGCAACTGAGTTTATGCAGTTAATGTCGATAGGTAGAACCAAATTTTATCGCATGATTAAAAAGGGTGAAATTCCCCAGCCTATTAGAGTTAGCGATAAAGAAGTTTATTGGCATGAGTCTAGCGTTAAGAAAGTTGTCGAAAAACACAAAGAAAATTCTGATATGATAGCCTGCTAACCGCAGGCTTTCTTTTGTCGAGTACCTTTCAAAACGGGTAACTAAACGGGTAACAAGATAACCTCTTATAAATTAGTTAATCAATTTCAATAGGTTAAGATGAACAAGATTGTTGTAAAAAAACATAATGGTGGCACGATTGCTCAGAATAAAAGAGCGCGTCACGATTACTTTATCGAAGAAAAATTTGAAGCAGGCATGTCACTTCAGGGTTGG